TTATTGCAATACCTTTCGCAATAAAATAATTTATTCCTGCTGTATTTGCAGAAGCATATAGTTCTACCGATTCTCCGGTTTCTAAGTGACAACACAATGTTGCCGTTGTTAATCCAACGTTACGTATATATGAACTATGATTTGAATGATATATAATTGTTTCTTTTGGTGAAACGTTTGCTATCTGTTGTACAGCAGATATTATAACAATACATCTTTGAGTAGCAGTATACATAGTTGCAATTTTAGAATTCTGAGTAGTTACTGATGCATTTTTAGCGAAAGATATTTTTTCTATTTGTATTAACTTGCCAGTTAATATAAAAAGAGTGGCGAACACCCCTTCTTGTTCGCCACTCTTTTCCCATGATAAACCATGAGAAGGATTCAATGGGTAATTTTAGAGTATCATACCTTCTGCTGATCCGTCAATTATAGAATGCCGCCTGGATACTGTCGTATCCTACTTTTCCATCTTTTACCAGGTTCAGCTTGTCCTGCACTGCAATGGTCTCTTTCCTTGCGTCTTTTCCATACTTACCATCTACGTTCTGGTCATGTCCTAAGATCTCATTGCAACGTGTCTGCCACCACTTAACTACCGCTCCCCTGGAGCCAACCTTGTAGCTCAGCCCGAATCTCTTCGCCTGCAGGCAGATCTGCTGTTTTACATACCGAGTATTCTTGCCATCTTTGCCATCTTCAGCCAGCTTTCTTCCCTGCTCATCCCGATAACCGTCTGCATTTGCAGCTTTCTGGAAGTTCTGAATATTAATATTACAGGTTTCTTCTCTTTGCGCCGGTGCTGATACCATTTCAAAGTCCGTATAAAAGATATTGATATCACACTTGCCACTTATTCCAGGGACAGATCCGGATGATGTATACTGCCAAATATCCGCAAGGTCAATCTCCGCCGCTGACAGACTGGACGTATAGCGTGCATACCATACGTATACCTTTCCCAGTGCTTTTACGATCCGGTTCATGTCAAAATATTTATTAAGGTAATCTTTGTTGGTATAGATCACCGGGAGATAACCGGCTGCTTTGACCTTTTGCAAAAATGCAATTGCCATATCTGTAGCCAGCTGTTTTGTGACATTCACGCCTCTCTTACGCGCATAATTTACAGAGTCGTACTCAAAATCAAATGCAATAGGGCATTTGCTCCAGTACTTTTTAGCCTGAGTGATACAAAACTCTGCCTCTGCCACTGCCATTGCTGCGGTGTAGGCATATGAAAACCAGTAGAGCAGCACCTGCACAGCCAGATTAAAGCAGGCCAATGCATTGCTCACATACTTCTCGTCGACGTTATTTTTTCCGTAACCGGCCCGAATACCTATAGGCTTATACCCAGCATCACGCACTTTTTTGATATTAACATTTCCATTGTGTTTGGAGATATCCGGTCCTTTTGATAATGCCTTTTTCATTCTTCTCCCTCCTCTGATTCCTCTGAGCCATTCAGTTTGCCGTCATCCAGCAGATCCTTCACTGCCTGGAACCACTTTTCTATAACGCTTTCTAAAAAATCGTCTGTGATAAAATACTGCAGCCACGACGGTAAAAACCTTCTCGCCTGACTTACCACATACTTCATCTTCTGTTTCCCGGATCCGGATTCCTTGAATGCATGTTCCGCTATCAGGAACAGGTGATATACATCCACTCTTATCTCATCAATTGTCTTATCGCGGATGTATACCCATAAAAAGGTACCTACTACCAGTGCCGTCAGCACTGCCAAAATAATTACCATGATTGTACTTGTGCTCATACTTGTATCCTCCTTATAATAAAAATGCCTGCACTGCTGCCCACATCAAGCCAGCAATTAAAAAGCCTATCACTGCTCCTACTACAGTATTAAATACTGTTCTCTTTGCATTACTCCACTCTTTCCCCGGAGCACGCTCCATGTCATCCACACGACCATCCATTTTTTCAACTTTCTGATCAAGGCTGGAGACCGTCTCATTGGTGTGTTTTACTTCCTCCACCAGCTGAATCATCGTGTTTGACATCGTATGTATTTCTTCCGTCACTCTCTCCAACTTATCAATCCTATGAGTATTGGATTTTGATCTGGATTCTACCTCTGTAAGACGATGTTCCATTTCGGTTTCATTCATGTCGCACCTCACTCAAATATAAAAGCCGGTCACCTCCGGAAGGAAGCAATCGGCTCATGGCTCTTGGTTACTATGTAATTGTTTGGGACCGTCTCTCACTCTCATAGGCAGCCTCCTACTCTGCAGTTGTGGTCAGATCTGTAAGCTGGGTCTCCAGGGTGTTGATCTGATCCCGGAGAGCCTGTCTCTCTGCATGGACAGTCTCCATGTCATACTCGGTCTGCTCACCGAGAAGAGTATACTCGTATGTTTTGATGACTTTATAGTCGCTGGCAGCGATCCGGGTCTTAAGGTCATCAATCTGCGCTGTCAACTGACTGATCTGCTGCTGCCGTTCCTGCTCTGCAAGCTCCTCTTCTGTGGGCTCCGGTTGCACTGGTGCAACCGGCTCAATATATACGGATCCGTTATCGGACAGCTCATACCAGCCGTCACCCTCACGGAATAAAGTAGTGTATGCCTCATACTCGCCGTTGTCCAGCGGGTATTTGCATCCCTCATCCAGGTAGAGCCGGAAGCCGTCAGTATTTACTGTGAGGCCGTCTCCGGTGATGCGGATCACATGAGGGTTCTCCTCTGATACGATGACCTTTGATACGGTCTTTTTATTTTTAAATTTTATGTAACCCATGTGGGCTCCTTTCTAGCGCTGTTCTGGCCGCGCCCGCCTTCTGATTTTCTACTGCTAATCTCCACCCATTATTCAATCACTCCTTCTGTAAATGGCAATTTAACTAAAACAAATGAAACAGTATCATCGTATTTCAAAACCTATACTGTTGGTAGTGGTAATGGTAGCGAATTAACTGATTGCAATGATTTGCCACTCTATTCCATCGGGTACGTCTATCCAACGGCAAAAAATAATGCCTTTTCAACTTCAAATATGGTTTTTACAATTGGAACTATTCTATCTAGCATTGTTTATAAAGTGCAATTTGCAATTAGTTCAGATGATGGTTCATTAAAGACTAGATATAAATCAAATGGCGGTTGGACTGCATGGAAAGCTAGTTAATAATTATTTATTAATTAAAGGAATAAGACCAATTCTACCACTGCCATCAATTTTAAGAGTAATCCCTTTTCTTACAAAAATGCTAGTAATGTAGTGGGCTTCAATTAGCGTTGTGTTATTTCTTATATCCGTTAAACCGATAGGAGAGCTTGTAGAAGTTGGAATCAATCTAATATAGCCATCACTCGGTATAATATAATTAGAACCAATAAATGAACTGATATCGGTAATTACACCTAAAGTTTTATCACCTAACTTGCCATTTAACTCAGTATATGCATCCGCTACCGCCTTGGCATCCGGCACATATCCGGTAGCCTTTGTAGCCAACAAATCCTCCTTTGTGGTGATCATCTGCGCAAATGCCGTGGCTGTCAGATCCGCCAGCCACTTCTTGATTTTTCCGAAAATAGTCTTATGTGTATCGCCGGTCATGATATTCTGCCTGCTGGCTGTCTGAGTAAATGCTACCACATTGTCTCCGGAGTCTCCTGTCTTATCAAGCTTATTTGCAAGATCCGACTCGATCTGCCCTACTACTGTGCTATCGATGCATGTATCAGCAAATTTCAAGAACTCGTTTACCGCATCCTGGTATTGCGTAAAAATTGCATTCGTATTCAGTTCCGTAAAAGGTATGGCCAGCCCACATACATCAGAATTGAGCCGCTGATCCGTAATATTCTGCTGTTGAATCTTGATAACTCCTGCTGCCACATAGATATCCGCCACAACATAATCCTTGTATTCTTCCGTTCTGCGGCACTCCGGTGCAACCGGCTTATAGGATGGCGTACCCTTCTGTAGTGTATAATGGATATCTCCTTCATCTTTGCACCACGTTGCAGATATCCTGTCGATTCTTCCCAGTACCCCATCGGCCGGATCAATTGTGATTATAATATCTCCGGTGCTGTCGTACCGGTACCCATCAATAATCATTTTTCCGGCTTTCAGTGTCACCGTCATGTCTCCGTTTGCGATTACCTGCAGGTTTGTATCCTCTTTCATGAAAATGCCTGACGAAATAAACGCTCGGAAATATCTGGCAAAATCGTCTGCCACATATTCTTTGTCATATCCTGTTTCTGTTTCTTCCGCGTCGCACGGAAAGCTCTTTTCTGTCTCCAGTGCCATACCTTTACTCCTTTGCTTTAATTAAATTTATCAGTGTCGGGACATCGTCACCTAACGTGATCACGTAAGATGCCTCTGTCTTCGAATAGCCTTTCTGGATTACTTTTACCTGTGTATCAACAGTAATTCCCCACTGAGTATCCTGACAGGTTACATAGTCTCCCAGAGCAAACTCCATTGCTTTATCTTTGTTAATTTTGACCTCGAAAGCCTTGGCAATATAATAGGCAGACATCTTTTCCAGCCCTTTCTGCCTAAGCTGATCCTGCAGGACTGCTGCCGTAATTCCATCCTCTGAGTAGCCTGACGCATTGTAAAATATCTCATATCTGTCCAGCCCCTCTCCAGATCCTACTGTTACTAGCACACGGTCTGCATCTTCTCCCGGCCCACCAACAAGACATACATTTTTGTAGTTTCCGTCATCCTCGTTGTAATCCTCTGTAAACACATTTTTAAATTTCCGCGTAAAAATACATGGGTGCTCTGTTCCCTGTGTCCTGTTCGTCCCCCTGTACACTTCAAACACAAGTTTTTTCCTTGCATAATCCAGCCTTAGACGATAACCCAATTCCGTTGTCTTTGACATGTCTGTCAGGGCTTCCTGCAGATTATCGTATGTAATCTGTTTCTCCACCTCGTCCATATCAAAGTTCTGTAATTCTCCAAGTTCTATGAGCGGCATCTTTCTCTTTTCATCCTCCGGAGTAATCGTCTGCTCCTGTACCATCTGCCGCATCATCTGTTCCGGTGTTCCTCTCATGATCATTTTCTTCCAGATAATCCTCTGCCGGAAATATCTTGTCACCATATACCCCTGTATCGTAATTGTCTGCTGTCCATACTTGTTTAACTTAAGCGTCTTTCTTGTAATCACCGCCGGCTGCAATTCGTCCGTTTTGTACAGCAGATATCCTCTCTGCAGGAGCTTGTTTGTTTTCTCGTTAAACATAAATACAACTTTTATAACCCCTGGCTCATGTAGCTTTTCCGTCCACAAGATGCTCTCGTAGGTCGATAGCACACCTACTATATTTAATTCTCTGTCCAGTACATAGATTTCCATGCTTATACCCCCGGATACCTATTGTAAAAATGGATTCTCGTCTCAAGATAGCTCTCTCCCTCGTCAGCAGCATAGCGAAAAAGATTATCCCCCGGATCGAGCTCCAGAAATGTGTTTCCTTCTCCTGCGAGATCGATTTTTCCAATGTAGTCCTCGGATACTCCATTTTTTATTCTGGTCACCGTATTATCCTGCCCAGTCTGTATGACTATCTTTTCCCCGGCTTCCATCGTGCACAGTAGTTTTATAAAAGTCCGCTTGTTTATATCAAATAACTGAGGATTTTTTACTGTACCACCCGCTACAAATGTGATCTGCATTCCCACTTTTATACTGGATCTGTTATACACCTTTGCGATCAAAGATCTGCTCTTAATTCCGAAATGGACCCCTTTGTTCTTGGGAATAACCAGCGGAAAATGAAAGCCACCGACCACATTTGCTACTGCGATCATCGTTTCTGTCTGATCTCTCCAGTAAGGATCCATTGCCAGCAGGCTGACTGTATACTGTTGCACTGGTGCAACTTCCGTAAATTCAAATTTGGGGCTTTTCTCCGTGATCGCTTTTATTACTCGGTTTATCCCTCCGTAATAATGTGCCACTATCAATTCTTTTTTTGGCGCAAACAGGTTTTGCAGTTTGTCCCTCAGCATCTGCATCTGTGCTGTCGTATGTGCCTGCATCTGGCCGGTAATCTCCATCTCCCTCGGCAACACATAGCTATTAATCAATGTTGCTCCGTCCTGGTCAAATCCCTGGGACTTTACATGCTCTATTTCCAGCCGGTCAAATCCTTTAGTCTCCTGTACCGTGTATGGTGCAGCCGTCAACTCTACTGAGGTGATACCGTTACTTATGATGATTTTACGATCTGTTACCATTCCTGTGCTGCCTCCTGTTGGGACTCTTTGATTCTCCTGGCCGTTTCAATCGGATCATCAGTTGGTGTGTAAAAATTGATCTCGTTATTTATTTCGATCCGCTTATCCGTGTTGTTGGTTACTGTCTGCGTCTGCTCCGGCAGGATGTTGGCACTCGGCAGAGACTGTGCAATCACATTGTCAATATCAGCCATTGTCTCTTTCCATCCGACAATATATCCTTCTCCGGACATTTCGCCCATATATTCAAACTTTTTCGACGGGCTGTGGATATCCAGCTCCCGTCTGGCCGCTTCCACAGCATTCCTTGCTAGACGCTCCACTGCACTCACCACAGATGAGCTGCCGTTATTGATACCCTGTGTCATGCCCTCCGGTATTCTTCGTCCTATCTCTTCCCAGGTGGATGTGCTGATCTGAGATCTTCCGTTGGCTATAATTGTGGAGCACAATATGTTCAGAGTATTTATAACCTGCTGCCGATGGTTCCCAATTCCCTGAATCAAACCCTGATCAATATTTTCTCCTATTCTTTGATATACCTTTGATGGGCTATGTATGTCCAGAGCCTCTTCTGTGGCCTTCACAGTGTCGTTTGCCATACTCTCGGCCTGATCTGCCACTTTATCCGCATTGTCTTTAATCCCTGTCTGAAATCCTTCAGCAGCTTTTTCCCCTGCAGTCTGATATGATTTCATCACATCTGACGTCACCTCGTCCGGTAGAGTCATGGCCTCTGTAAACATTTCATTTGCTTTTTCCAGCTCTTCATCCGTCATTTCCACGAATGTAGCCACATATCCGGCGCCCTCCGGTCCCAGTTCGGCCAGGTGCTGTAGCAGTCCCTGATTAACGCCTCTGTCCGCAAGCAGTTCCATGTTATCCGCCCACTGCGTGATTCCATCGATCTGGGACTGCATGTTATTCAATAGTTCAGTAGTAGACAGCTGCGTCCCTGATTGGAATTCCGCAAAAATATCCAGCTGCCCTTTTACAGTCTCCTGCACTGTGTCATACATATCCTGTAATGCCTGCTGTGCTTCCTGCGACATTCCGGATATCTGGCTACCGGCTTCTGCAGCTGCATCTCCCAGTTCCCCTGTGGCTGCTGCCGTATCGTAGATTCCTTCGTTTTGTGAGATGTAGTCGTAGCAATATTCGTACTCGTCTGACAGTGTCGCTATGCTTCCCTCTGTGCTGCTTATTGCTTCGTTCAGTTCTCCTAAAGCCATGTTTGCACTGTTCACAGCATCTGCATATGCGTATACATAGGCATCATCTTCTCCCGCCTGTGCCAGCCTTTCCTTCGCCGCGGCCAATTCGTTTTCCTGAGCAATTCTCTGCTCATTCAGTTCTGCAAGTTTTTTCTCTGCCTCCCACTGTTCTTCTGCAATCTGCGCCATATCCTCTCTGGCAGCATTTGCTTTATCCATCGCAGACAATGCATCTATATTTGCATATATGGCCTCTGTTGACATATTCAGCAGACCTGTCTGCTCGTCAATCTTCAAATTCAAATCCGGATATGCTGTATTTAACTGGTCTATAATCTGTCTCTGCCGGTTCTGTTCCTCTGTAGTGAGTTTTGTTTTTGCCTGCAGTCCAATCAGTTCTTCTACAAGTTCTTTGGCTGCTACTGCCTCATTTTCCAGGCCAGTCCGATTTTCTTCTCTGGACTTTTTTGTATCATCATACTCTTTTGTAAGTTCTTTTGTGGTGTCAATCAGGTTTCTGGTAGCCTGCTGGGTTTCGGACAGGTTCTCAATGCTGTCTTTGTTGAGCAGTATATACGCTCCCAGTGCTGCGGTAAGTCCAGTCACCGCTGTAATCATTATTCCTGCCGGGTTCGCATCCATTGCGGTATTGAGCAACCACTGTGAGACCGTAGCACCTTCATTTGCTGTCTTATAAGCCTCCCATGCTTTCTGCACTGCCACAATGGCCGGTCCCACCGTATTCATCTGCAGATTGGCCGCTACGATTCCCGTCACTCCTGCTGCCACCAAATCTGCATTATCCAACAGCCACGTCAAACCGTCGATTGCTACCGGAAGGGCCTCCTCACCTAAATCCAGTGCGCCCTCACAAAAAGCTGCCATAGATTTTGACAGCTTGTTCAGTGAGGTGTTAAGGTCACCCTTGGTGACGGATTTTTGCAGGCGGTCCACGGCATCCGTAGCACCCTGCACTGCAGTACGCATGTTTTTATCAAAGATCTCTTCCGTGGCAATTCCCAATCCCTCCAGGGCGGATTTTAAAATCGTTACATCCCCTTTGAGGTTGTTGTTCATGGTGTTTGCCATATCACTGGCCGCACCTTCGCAGCTACTGATCTCTTTATACAGATTGTTAAATTCGTCTCCGGTTCCCTTCAGCAGAGCATTGACTGCAGCGATGTCCGTCTTGTTAAAGATCTTATTGATTGTCTGCGTCTTTTCAGTACTGGACATGCCTTCCATAGCACTGTTGAGATCGATCATTATATCATTAAGGTCTCGCATATTTCCGGTGGAATCTGCCACCTGAATACCTAATGACTCGATGGTATTGCTGGCCACATCTGTGGGAGCCGCTAAAGACAGGATTGCATTTCTTAAATGTGTACCTCCCTCTGCTCCTTTAATACCGTTGTTGGCCAGTACGCCCAGTTCGGCATTCATTGTCTCAATTGACATTCCTGCCAGTGAAACAGTTCCGGCACATACCAAAGTAGCCTCACCCAGCTGTGATACGCTGGTATTGGACTTCTGCGCCGTCTTTGTCATCTCGTCGATGTAGGTGTCCAGCTTGGATGTTTCCATGTTCAGAGCTGCCATAGAGTCCGTTACCAAATCAGATGCATAGGCAAGATCCATATCACCTGCTGCCGCCAGATCCAACACCTTCGGCAGTGTCTCTACAATCTTTTTTACGTCATATCCGGCCAAAGCAAGATAATTCTCAGCCTCTGCCGCTTCCGTCGCGGAAAATTTCGTCGTGGCTCCGCATTGTTTTGCTGCAGATTCCAGCTGTTTATAGCTTTCACTTCCGGCATTGATCTCATCGGCAGTCATGCCCATCGTCGCGGCGACCACGCTCATGGACGCATTAAAATCCACGCCCACACTCGTGGCAGATGTTGCGACCGTTTTAATACCGTCCGCTATAGCCTTGACACCTGTTTTGATAGCGTCCGCCGCAAGATTAGCCTTTAGCACATCGCCAAATACCGACACCTGCTCCGTGGCATCCCCGGTCTCTTTCCCCAGCTCATTAATGGATGTGGCACATTTATCCGTGCTCTTCTCCGCCTCATTCATATACTGGGTGGTCTTGTTCAGGTCATCCTGCATATTATTGAGTTCTGCCGTGGCATCATTCAATGCTGTTTGATAATACTTTGCTTTTTGTCCAGCTTTGTTGTAGCTTTCCTCGGCTTTTTCAAGCTTGGACTTCAGATCATCTATGGTCTTAGCCTGCTCCGTCATTGCATCGGAGTTATCCCCACTGCTCTCTGACAGGGCAGACATTTCCTTTTCTGCTTTTTCCATCTCCTGTTTCAGCGCAGATATTTTTTCAGATGCAAGGTCCTGTTTTTGGGCAGAGTTCTCCATTGCTGCCTGATACACATTGACCTTTTGGGTCTGTGTCTCCACCTGCTTTGTCAATATCTCATGCTTTTTTGTAAGTGCATCCAGGGAGTTCTGGCTGTTCTTAAACTCTGAGCTGCACAGTTTCAGCGCAGATCTGAGTTCCTGCTGATCTGCTTTTATATTTTTTAAGGCTTCCCGGTATGCTTTTTCTCCATCCAGGACAATTTTTCCACCGATTGTTCCTTTTGCTGCCATTTGCTGTCTCCTACAATACGTCCAGTGTGCTTATTTCCTCTTCTCTGTTGTCACTGACGCTAAAAAGTCCGCGTTTCGTCATAAAGTTATGATGCCTTTTGTATATCTCAAACAGGTCCATCCACGATCCGATATACTGCTGTCTCACTGTCCTATGTGTAAATCCCAGACATGTGACTCCCATCTGATAAAGCCAGGGGAAATCCATCGGTGTATCCTCTTCCGACTGGACTCCTCTGGCTCCTATTTTTTTGCTGCAAAACACCTACTGAACTCTTCCTGGAGCATAACACAAAGATCCATATAGGGCACATTGCAGTTATGGAGGATATAATCCTCCGTAATCTCTTCCATCTGCCTATTATGCTCGTCTGCTTCGATCTGCAATCCTTCCATCACTGCTGCCGGCAGAATCATTTTTACTGCTGTAACCGCCGGCTCCACAATATAGATCATTGGTACTCCGTCAGAGGAGTACATCTGCTTTCCTTCCGCATCCTTCCGGTACCTCCAGCCAAACAACTCTCTCTCGAATGCTTTTACGCTTCCATACTTTTCCTGTACCATTTCCAGCACATTCAGATCTATCTTAAACGGGTATGTCTTCTCCCCGATCATTATCCTTCTTAATTTTTCCATGCTTTTCTCCAAAAAGCCCCGGGATATCCCCGGGGCTGCCTGCTCAGTCTACAATTTATTAGCCGTTAATAAAATACTCTTTGATCATAACCTCAGAATTTACAAGTCCGCTCTTGTATGCGATCGCTCTCAGTCCTGCCGTAGCAGCAATGGAAATGGTATTGTTATACTCAGTTCCGTTTGCTTCGGAAGGTGTGGTACCGTCTGTGGTATATTTAATGGTTGCACCCTTGGTAGCGCAGGAAAGTGTTACCGTCTGCGTTTCTGCGTAAGTTCCGCTTTCCACGGATGCCTCGGGAGTAGCACACTGCTCTACCACGCCAAATTTTGTCTGGATCCACTTATCTGCCTCAGCCTCTGTTGCATAGTAAGGAGACTTAATCCGCCACTCGCCATCCTCGTTAGCACTGGCAGTACCGCTCAGAGACGGTGTCTTGAATACGATAGAATCTCCCTTCGTTTCAAAGGACTCCTCGCCTTCTTTCATTTTTACTTTCAGGAGCACACATGCCCTGTACTTTTTAACTCCGTCCAGCTGCTCTGCTGTGATAAATCCATATCCAATATACCCGGCTTCATCTTCGCTCTTGGAAGCTTCCTCTCCGTTTACAGCCACTGTGTGTCCAAACATTATTTTTGCCGCCTCAGAAGGCAATCTGTCTGTTCCAATGCTTACATTCGCATTTTTGAATTCCGAGACGTATTCCGTCTGCTGGTTGTCTGCATACAGCGGGACCTCATTGTAGTTTGGTGTTACCGCTGTACTGATCGCCTTTCCGCATTTAAAGGCATCAGAATACTTGTTAGTTGCCGGATTGAGCTTCGCAACCCAGGGTTTGGATAATCCAAAATTAGCCATTTTATATAGTCCTCCTTAATTTTCCGGCATTGTGATATTCACATTGAATACCGTATGCCTCTTTTTTTCAGGTGCATAGGAATCTACCCATGACTGGATGGATTCCACACAAAAACCGAGCTTTTTCAGTTCGGCTTTTATCTTACTTTTGTCTTCCATATACTCCTGTTGTGGCGGAGTATAAAGAGTTATCTGCAGATATGCTACTGTTTGAGTTTCCTCATTGTCAGCATCCATCGCAGATCTCTCATCCTCGTATGTATACGTAATGTATTTTTCCTTACTACCCTCGTAAAGGTCCGGTGCTACCGGACAATTCACAACATTTCCCAATGACGTAATCAATCCATTTACATTCATTCTGCACCGACCTTTCTGTTGTAGATCTCCTGCATCCGGTTCATGATTTTCGCATCGGCATCATTTTTTGCCCGTTGCAGCCAGGGGCGCGGAGCCTGCCTTCCTGATATGCCGTATTCCTTCCAAATTGCTTTCAGGATGTTGGATACCGGATATCTTCTGGCTGTTCTTTGCCCTTTCCCGTTTTTCACGGTATACATATTTTTAGAGTTGCCACTCGGTCCGATATGTACCATCCATGCTCCGTTTTTGCATTTCTTCGGTTTTCTCGCCGTCACAGACTCTACCATTTCTGATTCTCCCTCATGCAGGATAGTACTCTTCATGGACTTTTTGATTGCATCCTTATAGATGGGAGCTGCCTCAGTAAGCATATCCTCGGCCAGTTCGTCAAAGTCCGTTTCCAACAGCTCTGATAAAAAATTATCCGGAAAATCAAAGTCAAAGTCAGCCATTTTCTTCCTCCTGCAGGTAAAGTTCCATCCGCATTGAATTCTCCGGAATATAGGTGCGGAGGATCCGATAAGTGATCCCGTCGTGTTCTACTCTGGATGGCTTTGTCTTCTTTCCTTCTATCTCCACGGTAGCTGTTTCAAAATCATACTTGTCCACAGTCATCATCTTTGACAGAGTAATTCCTTCCCTGGCAGCCGCATAGAACTCTGCTCTTTTGATCCCTTTTTCTTCTGCAAAAGCTTCTGTTTTATGCAATTCTTCCCGGATCACAAAGCCGTCATTATTCCGTACCTTCTCCGGCACTATCAGGTTGATCACTTCGCTGTTCATCCTTCGATTCCTTCCCTTTGTACAATCTGCACAGGCTCATTGCATCTCTCAGTTCTTTATATGATTTTTCATATTTTTCGCCCTGACCCATGTAGTCAAACTGCCACTTGCAATAAAATTCCTTTGCCGTGTCCATGAGCTCTGAATCTTTCCGGATATCAACACCTGCTCTCTGCATATCCAGTGAGCAGGCGCTCATATACCGTTTGATATCATCGTCAAGTTTGGCATGCCTGATCTGCATAGACTGGCGGATCTGCTCCACCGTAATCATGGATTACCTCCGCAATTATGCTTCCGCTTCTTTCAACAGGGCGTGTGCCTTGGTTGTGATGACATTCCCATCCATGATGGCATAACCGCAGTAATATGTCTTACGTTCTGTAACGTGATCCTCAGGGATCATAGACATCTCTTTGTTGATATTCAACTGATATCCATATTTGGCATTGGACGCCAGGATTTCACCATCTTTCATGGAATCGTCCTCTTTTATGAGCATACCCAGCACTCTGTGTGCACCTCCGGCAGAAGGATCTGCAACAAAAATAGGTCTCTTATTGCCGTCTACGATGTTTGCAATCTTATTCCAGATTGTGTTAGTGTTGGCATAAACAGCAAGGCCTGCACTGTATCCGGACTTAACTAAGGATCTCAGTTTCAGCATATCTTTGTAAGTGGGATCTCCACCATGTGTGTAAGTTATTACCTGAGGTGTACCGACCTCAGCTTCCAGTGCCGTTACTACGCCTGTAGGCTCCGGCTTACCTGAATTTGCTTTAGGTCCTGCTCCATGTGTAACACCATATCCGGCACCTCCACCCATCTTTTTTGCCATTTTTCTCTGGATATAACGGATGAAGTCTTCAATACTCATCTCCTTAAGTTTCCATGATACTTTGATATTTCTTGCCAGTTCGCAACCATTGAGGATAAATTCCTTAAAGGTTTCCTTACCATCCTCTGTCTCCGTATCTTCGTCGTACCACTTTGCATCACTGGATGTGTCCTCCTGAATCATGGACAGTACACCATTTACATAAGTCTTAAGCACATCGTTAAAATAAGGATACAGTTCTCCTACCATCTCCCAGATGCCATTAGATACCGTCTTGGGGACAACTATTGATGTATTGCCCGTCGTATGGGTAAATGCTTCATTTACAAGGCTGTAAGCTTCTGTTTCTTTCTCATTAAGCTTCAGACCCATCATGTTTTTCGCCCATGCATTTTTGTACTCCTCAGATGCCCATACCTTTGCTACCGGCGTGTCTTTTGTAAACTCGGAGGTATCTGCAATTTTATCCTGGATCTGGTTAGGATTTAATGCTTTCGGCTCTTTATTCAGTGCCCTGAAGTTTGCCTCTGCCTGTGCGATTGCATCCCACTGATCATCCAGATCCTTGATCTCCTGCATTTTTTCCTCTGCTTCCTTTGCCTTTCCGGCATCGATCAACTTCTGTGCTTCATTCATCAGTGCCTTTCTCTTGTCCAAATACTGTTTTTTGTTCATGCTCTTTCTCCTTTTAATTTTAAAAAATTTAACCTTTGCTGCATTAAAAAAGCAGCGTCCCCGGAATTATCCGGATCTTCTGCCTGTTTTAACAGTTTTTTTACTTTTTCCATCTGGTTATTATCCGGCAGTGCAAATAGCGGTCCTGCCACCAGTGGTGTCTCCGGCTGCGAATCTTCAAACATGATCCCATCGATCAGCCCTTTTTCTTTTGCCTGCTCTGCTGTCAGCCAGGTCTCGTGCTCCATCATGGCAAGCGCATCCTCTTCGGACATTCCGGCTTTTGCCATATAGGCGGTGCATAATGCTTTGTCTGCCGTTCGTAGGATTTCCGCCATTTTTTCCATGTCGCTATGATTACCTCTTGCCCCGGATGATACGCAATGCACCATCATGAGTGCTGTCGGAGACATTTCACAATGCGCCGACATTGCCGCAATCGATGCTGCGCTACATGCTTCTCCGGTAATGTATATCTTTACATTATCTTTCCTGCTCCGCAGTAGTGTGTAGATCTCCGACCCTACATCGATCACCCCTCCGGGAGAATTGATATATACCTCGATCTCATCTCCGTCTGTAAATGCATCCATTACTTTCTGGATATCTGCCGGACAGGTACAATCCTCGCCAAAGTAGTCATAGTACCATTTGTAATCATTCGGCACCATCACACCCCGGATGTTTATCCTGTGTTTCATCTTTGCTCCTTTCCGCCGCATCTAACATTTTGGATATCAGATCAGCCATTACTATATAATTTTTATCATTCATCTGGGATAATGCGCCCCTGATGAGGTCAACGACTTGCGTGTCCAGACGACGGATTGGTTTATCTCCGTCTGCGATTGGCGCCATGTTCATGGTTTCGCGCCATTCGTTCGGCGTCATGGCTCCGCGGTCTACCATAGACACAAACGCAAGCTTCGTAGACAGGCTTGCGCACTGTAAGTTGCTTGCCGTAAATACGATTTTATTTCCATGACCGCGTTCCTTCCGGCTGAACAGCCTTACAGAATAGGTCTCACCTAACTGTATGGCTAACGGTTCTATCTCAGCCTCGTAATATGCGTTCCATTCGTCTTCATTCCATTTTGACTGCACGATTTTTTCGTTTGTGTTAAAAAATGAATAGATTCGTTTGATTGTCTCCTGCGTCTGTGCGGCGTTCGGTACAAAGTCCTTCGGTTCAATCCTTATCGCATCTGCCTTTGTGTCTACGCCTGCTGCCCCGAAAGTATCGCTTTCAAAATTCAGGTAATTATCTACGAAGCTTTTAACGTTTTCTTTTATATCTTCTGGTCTCAATGATTGTGTGAATTTCAGCAACCATCTTATGATTCCACTGTTTTTTACAGCTTTAATAATTCCCTGATCTATCGTTCCGATCACTTCCATCATAGAAGACAGTGCCTTTGCCGGGCTTTCTCCAAAGATATCGTGTTCGTTGAAGTCCTGCCGCAGATGTATGATCTGGTCATACCTGAAGGTATTGCTCTTTCCGTTCCGGTACTGGAATTTTAAATACAGCTCATCATCTATGTATTGGGTCTCGCATAACACACACGGAATCGGATACAGCTGCATTGGCTTACTGTTATCATCCTTTATCACCAGAATGAAGGCATTGTTGTTCAAACATAATTGTGTGGCTACCTTTTCCTGGAACATCTGCCCTGTCATAAATGGGTTTGGTTCCGACAGGATAAAACGGATATTTGCGTCCGGATTAACTGTCAGTCCCTTCGCATCCTGTCTGATATGTTTTGCCACCAATTTTCCCACAGCTTTAACTTTCGGGCGGATGCAAGATCTCACTATATCACTGTCATAGAGTCTCCCATTCCACGCATAGTAATGTTCTCCCCAGGTGGTTACCATTTTCATTACTTCTTTGGCATTTTTTTCGTTTTTTGTAGGCTCTCTTTTCCTAAACAGTCCCATTTTTTCTCCTTAAATCAAACTTTCATATTCTTCCAGATTGTTCTCCAGCTCCACATAGGCATCTAGCAGCCCTGCAGTCCCGTCTATCCTTCTGGTACTGGTATTACCTTTACATGGCTGGATATTGTCGTTTTTATCAACATCTACTGATGTGTTACACAAGCACCACTTCAGTACCGGATTGTTGTTGTAAATGACTCTCTTCGCAGATAAGTCTGCTCCCAGCGACTTCATCGGTCCTGATAATGTCTTTTTTCCTTGTATGACCGGATCCATCACTGCTGCCCCGAAAGTATCTTTCATGTCTTCTACAAAATAAGTGGCCGACCAGGAATCGTATCCGCACTTGAACAGATAAATGTCATATTCTTTTTGTACCTGCTCGAACCATTCCCGGACATATTTGTAATGCACTTTATTCCCTGGACATGTTCTAATCCAACCATTTTCAGCCCATATGTCGTACGGGATCTTGTCCTCTCTGGTTCGTTGTTCTAGGAGATCTTCCGGTAACCAGTACATCTGCAGCACATATATTCGTTCATCCTTCGGCACTTTGAATATCACGGTTGCGTTTGTCAGATCCGTGGTACTTGATAAGTCACAGCCTCCGATACCGTAACGAGGTTTCAATTCCTTTATATCAAATGTTTCCCTGTTATCGATCTGCTCAAAAGTCAGCCATGCCTCCGAAGATGTCTCCCGGATGTTGAATTCCTTGCACACGAGATTTTTTACCAGCTTCGGATCCTGCATTGCCTTTTTAACTTTATCCCTTAATGTTTTAAGGTTTTTAATCGTCCCTAGTCCGGGGTTAGCTTTATACCAGCATTTCTCATCGATCCATTCCTTTCTGTTGTCAAGCTCATATACAAATGCGATCAAGTGGTCATCCTTATAGCCATTTTCATCAAAATAACCATTGATCAGCCGTTCGGCTTCGTCATATTTCTGATCATAGATATCTTCTCTTACTGTACCGGCTGTCGTCGTAATCAGTATCAGAGGCTGCTCCCTGGCAGTAACGCCATCAGCGATGATATCATACAGTGGACGCCCATTTTTCCACTGATGGATTTCGTCCATCAACGCACCCTGCACATTCAGGCCATCCAGCGTATCCGAATCGGATGCAAGAGGCTTAAATGTGCCGGAGTTGTAATCTTCGGATGACAGCTCTGCCACCAGTGGCTTGACCCTTTTGAGCAAAGCCGGTGATTTTTTTACCATTCTTTTTGACTCGAGCCAGATGATCTTAGACTGGTCTTTTTTTGTCGCAACCGCATACACTTCCGGGCCGGGTTCTCCGTCTCCCACCAGCAGATACAATCCTACTCCCGATGCTAATAGTGATTTTCCATTCTTTTTCCCGACAATTAAAATAGCCTCCCGGTATTTCCGGAGACCATTGATATCTACGAACCCGAATATAGCTGCCAACATTGCCTTTTCCCACAGTTCCAAGACAACTCTTTTTCCACCGCTTTTACCTTTGGAGTGGTGACAGTAGTTTTCAAAAAATTCTATGATGTGATTTCCCCGGTGTGCACTATAAAAATACTCTCCCGGATGATCCATATCATAAATCAGTTTTTTATATGTCCTATAAGTTTTGTCACATACAGTTATTTCTCCGCTTTCTATCTTCTCCCAGTACTCCCGGATCGGATTGTAATCTTCTGGGTATTTGATCATATATCCTCACGCCCATTCACAAAGTCATCGAATCCATCGTCTTTTATCACCTGCTTGCTTGGTGTCTTTGGCAGACAATCCACCAGTATTTTCATGGCCTGCGTCTGCTTCTGTGACATCTGCAGATACAACTGCGCATCAGGGCTCTGTTTTACGCCCCACTGGTTCTCTCCGTTTTTATAATCTGTCGTTGTCCCATTTCTGATGATCTTATTTCGCAAGTCTTGCATTGTGATCGTCAAAAAAGCTACGTCTGCAATGGTAGAGTCAACTAATTTCTTTTTATTTTCATCAATTTCCTTGAATAATCTTCTAAGTCTTCCAACCTCTTTCTTGATCCGCTTTTGTTTCTCCAAATATTCGGAAACGCTGTCATACTCAGCTTCTCTACGACGTTCTTCTTTTTCAAATTCTTCCTCGCTTATCATGGATACCACACCCCCCTTATGAAGACCTGTGTGTTACATCAATCTCCGCTATCGGTTCTCGCTCATCTATACCCCACCTGTTTTTAAGGGGGGAGTCTATGTCCCTGACAGAAATCGGGTTTCCATCCTTGTCAAAGATGCATAACGGCTGCTGCCCCTTGCCAACTCCATGTCCGTCAAACTTGTCATGACAATCCTTGCACACATACTCTAAGTTATCATGATTGAGACTGATGTCCGGATTGCTAATGTTGTCCTGCGTCAGTAAGATCTTGTGATGCACGATGTAGCCAAGCTGCTTCTGGCATTCCTCGCACAGTCCACCATCTACCAGTCTCCTGTCAGCAATATAATTATTCTTGCATTTGATCCATCGTCTGGACTTATAAAATGCTTTTGCCCACTCCTGCGCCATGCTCTCACTTGTTGCACCGGTGCAACTCCACGAAAAAAGGCAACGCAGATTATCTGCATTGCCCTTATCACTAATTTATCACGATACTATATTATCACATTTGACAACGAAAATTACGCCATCTTTTTTAAATGTGATCTATTCTCTGTTTTATTGCCTTATTTATAAATTCGTTTACGCTCTCGCCTGCTGCCGCCGCTGCCGTTTTGATTCGATCCTTTTCTCCTTTTGGGAGCATGAGGCTGATTCTATCATACTTCTCTTTGTTATAACTATTCTGATAACTGATTTGATTAAATACTTTTTCTTCTGCCGACATTCTTTCTCTTTTTTTCTCTCCTCATTTGGTGTATACTATATTTACAGTTTGGGCGGCTTAGGCAAGTCCACCGCCCTTTCTGTGTCCCTAAAGCCTATTCAGCAGGCTTTTCTTTTTTGGCCATGTTTCTGACTTCCTGCACAGCCTTGGCAACCTCGTCCATGTCCTTGCAATTACTGAACTTATCGGCTACCAAATTAAGAATTACATCCATCTGTTTGTCTGTCATGTTCTCAGCCATTTGATCTCCTTTCTATGCTTGCCCATTTATTTGTTAAGCTCTCATATCTCTCTTAACTGTCTTTATTATATCGCATATTGCTCAATATGTCAACACATATTGCGTAATATGTTTAAATAATTTCTCCGATATACCTGCCCACTCTGATAATTGCTTTTTGCACGATCCGCTGCATCTGCCTCTCACTGTAACTGCAGGATGTCAAGCGATGATACGGTACCGGCTTTCTGATGCCCCTTGACCAGTATCTTACCCTTATTACATCCTGCTCCTCTTTGCGAAGATCATTATATACAAACTCTACCGCTTCTACTTCCCGCTTGATCCGGTCGAAATATACCGATGTCATTTTAAGTGCCTTGGCTTCTGTGACAGACTGTGCCTTGTCCCTTTCCTCTCCGGAATCTAGCGGACGACTGCTGCCTCCCGCCGGTGATGCCATAATTTCCGATATGTACTCCTCATATTCTTTCTTCCGCTGAGGGTATCGTAATAATATAGTTTCGATAATCCTCCAGCTTGCTCTGTTAATTCTTTGCATCGATGCTTTCTCCTTTCTGTTGCACCGGTGCAACTTCCGGTGCTGTTACTATGCTACTCTGTTATACTTGTGCTGCATTTCTTCAATATCATCAATTAAGTAATACTGTACTGTCATATCAGGCTTTGCATGACCTAACAGCTTACTCACCAACAGTACATCCCCAGTCTTGCGATACAGTACACTTGCAAATGTCTTACGATACACATGCACCGTGGCTGTGATCCTGGTCACTCCTCCCCTGACTGCCATCTCCTTGGCCAGCTTTTCTATGCCATACTCCCGCATCCGATTATACGGTGCCCGATCTGCCAAAAGCAGCGGATCTGTTCCCGGTCTGTCCCCGATATAATTTCTTAATGCCATGACCGCTACCGGCGTAAGCATTCCGGTGCGGTAGGTATCCGTTTTTTCTGCGTAAATTGATACCTGCTTATTTGTCAGATCAATATCTGACACATTGAGGCAAGAGATTTCTCCAACTCTCATGCCGGTACAGATCATCAATTCAAACAAAGCCTTTTCCTTGGGTGTCTGCAATGCATAACGGATAGTTTCCACTTCCTCATCCGTCAGGCGAACCTTTTTCTTTTTCACCTGCTTAACACGATCAACGCCATCAATGATATTATCCTGGATATGCCTCTTTTTAAATGCCCAGGAAAAGAATGTGCATAAGTACCGGTATATTGTGGATTTATAATTGTGGCTGATGTGATCACGATAGGATCTAATAGCAAGGTAATCTGTAATATCCTGTGCTGTCACATATTTATAATTCTTATTCACAAATTCGAAGAATTTCTTTATTATCCCAATATAGCTTCGTATTGTCCCTGCATGGAGTCCTGCTGCCACGCCGTCTACACAATACCTTTGCATTAACCACTCATTGTCATGCTCCATAGTCATAGGCAGCTGTTTGATCTCTGCCAGCTCAAAGTCCTGTAATTTTACATACAAGGTGATTTTCATGCGGTCAATCTGTTCCTTGCTTAAAAAATCGTTCAATTCATAGGCAACTTCGTTGATCAGGTCGTTTTTCGTCATAAGCGCACCTCTTTCATGTTGCCTAAGGTATCACATTATGATATGATGTCCTTAAGCAGTGAGCGGTACAGTCTACTTTGGTCGGTGGTTGTACCGCTATTATTATGTGATCGATTGCAGGCCCCTCTGCACTGGGTTTTCCGATTGTGTATTATGATACTTATTACACTTTTAACATTTTTCCTTTTTCTATCACTCCTTTCACTGTCCGGATGGATTCTGGGAATGCCGCTATTATTTTTTCGCAAAAATCCATCATCCCGTTCTCCTCCACTAAAACATAATGGCATTTCCTTCTTTGTGATATACTAAGCCATCTTGCAGCATTTCTTTCCACTCTTCCTTTGTTGCCTTGAATTTACCAAAGGTAGTTGCATTAACTTCGCACCATTCACACAATTTGTCCAATGTTTCAAACACAGGGCTTATGGGGCTCCCTTCACTCGTAGTATTCCACAACTGATAGCCTTCTCCCTTCGGCGGTTCGCAGAGTTCCTTTAATTTGTCCTTAATTTGTTTGAAATACTCATCAAATTTAGGGCATCCATACTGTTCTGTATCAATCCCTTTGATCCTCGCAAACTCCTTACAATTTTCACAATATTCCTCATTTTGCGAAGATATACAAAACGAAATGTTATCTACAAAATATCCGTACCAAACTTTATGTAATGGATAATCAAAATCCAGTGGTACACGCTTCAATTCTCTTCCCATGTTTCTCCTCTCTGTTCCTAAATTTCAGTTTTATTGTGTAATAATACGTACCGTTACACAGGTAAATAGCTTTCCAGAGCCTGCCGGATAACCCAGGAGATAGGTCTGTCCTGCTGCCGGCAGTAATCAATTAATCTCTCGTACTGCTCCGGATCCATGCTGATGTCTTTCCGGATGTTCTTCTTACCTTCTTTCTTCGGTCTCGCCATACATATCTCCTTTCTGTTACACAATTTTTGCGATATTTCAGTTTACTCAACTATTTCGACCGTGATTTTTACCCTATCACCGTTTGTAAAATCATAAGAGTTGGTATACCAATGCTTACCGTTCTCCACCATGTCCTTATGTATTTCCATGATGTAATCAACTTCGGTCTCCTTGGTCTTTACCCTTGTATTAACTTCTTCCTGCATTGCTATCCTCCAATGTCAATATCAAAGCACTCCTTGCAGATGTCTCTTTCCTTTTCATGTGCTTTTTTATATTCCTCTGTCGAAAATGCATCTTTTGTTATCGTCCATCCCCAGTAGCAAAAAACATCTCCGTCCTCTGTGATACCGCCCTCGTGAAAGCTATCAACAAGACCTTTTGCTTTTAGCTTTCTAAGATGATATCTGACTTTATGTACGCTTATTCCAAGGATTTCTGCTATTACTGTTGCAGGAAACGGTCTCCATCCGTCCATTATTCCTACGCAATGACGGCATAGGCAGTATAAGATTTCATCCATAGTATTCCTCCACTAAATCCTAATTTTCAGCTATTTTTTCAAAATCTTTTTGCGAAATAACTTCAAACATCACATAATCATTGGACATAATCATTGCCTGCAATATAACAACATGTCTTTTATTTACAATGTCATCAAAATTTCTACTTCCTCTTTGACAACACTGAAAATAGCTATCTTTACAGGTTTTTGACAATGTTCCGCTAACCGCATTTACATTTACTTTTTGTGTTGGGCTATAAGTATCAAACATCTTTTTACCTACTTTCTAATACACTAAATTCTAATAGTTTAATAATCATATTCTACAGTTCTGTTTGTCTTAAATTGTCCTTTCATCATCAGCTTTGCTTCAAATAACTTATCAACAAGAACATCAATGCTCTTAATGTCTGTAAAAACAAGCAATGTGTCATCATCTTCTTGTACAAACTTTTCAGTACTAATTGCTTCTCCAACTTTATGAGTGCCTTTGTTTTGTAAAACAACACAACACCTTTGCTTATCTTCTTGGCACAATGCAGTTAATAAAATATCTCCTGTTCCAAATCTCGCTATAGCTTTTCCTTCTATCATTTTTCAATTATCCCTTTCTTCATTAAATCCTAAATGATTTTCTTTTTGCGCCGGAGATGCGCTGCCCAGTACTCGGTTATCTTGTACTTGGAGCACTCGTCCCTCCACATCTCCCGTCCTGTCTTGCCATCCCAGTGGATGCAATCCTCGCAATTAAAGCACGGTTCATCCATCTCTCCCTGGCAATGATCAAAGCAGTTTGGATTATTTGCACAATGCTCGCAAATACATCGCATACAGCTCATGTCCTACCTCCTGTAAATCCTAAGACTTTAAGACCAAAGTTCCATTATTCCTTTCGACAGTATCCATTAAATGCATTGCTGCGTTTAGTGACTCCTTCTCTGCCAGAGATAATTCATCTGCAAACTTATCAAATATGCAGGAAAGATTATTTATATGCTCCCGTGTTTCCGCATTATATATTTTCATCCTATTCCTCCACTAAATCCTAAGTTAGCTTATTAACCTCTGTCCACATTTCGGACAGTATTCATCGCTCATTTCTGCGTCATTGCATCCGTTTTCCTCTAAACAGTTGGGGCAGATGTATTCGTCCACATGGATCTCGCAGACTTTCATTGGAATCTGCTTCTTAAGAGCCTTTATTCCCATTTGTGCGGCTGCATAAGTCTCATCTGCCACAGGGCAGCAATGCCAGCTATTCAATTCTTCTATTGCGTCGCTAATTGGAGTAATATCCATAAGTCCAGCAACCTGATCCGTCACTTGTCCTGTGTACAACGCATATTCGTTCATAATTATTTGGATTATGCAATTACCACAGTCACCTGTACATGACTCTGATCCCTCACACGGCATCTCTACATCATCCGGGATACTTTCTCCTCCGCTTGTAAGTGGATTCGTCATGGTACAGCATTCTTCCGGCACCCATACTCCTTCATCAAATTCAACCATTTTTATCATTTTGCCATCTCCTTTCCCTGCCATTCCAGTCCCATCGTTGTGAGTTCTCCGTAAGAAAAGCACCTTGTAAATCCGTTCTTTCGGTCTCTGGTCTGGACCATATGCGGATAAACAGCTATTACCTCGTATTCCCTGGTCTCGCTGATAAATCGGTGTTGCCCTCTCCCGCGGGTCTCCAGCGGCTCCTCGATGGACTTGTGTGTTGTCTTAATTATGTCGCCTATATGTACATTATGGATTCGCGGTGCAGGATCCGGTAGAAGATTGCCGTCCCAGTCCTTATACTGCATTGTTGTCTCCTTCCTGGGCGGCTGCTGCCTCTTGGTATCAGCGGCCGCCCCGTGGCTATGTCTATAGTTATCGTGAGTACACTCCAAAAGGCTTATTGGTTTAATTTCTTAATTGTTTCTTTGACGCTGTCGTAATAGCGATTGATTCCACGCACTAAAAGTTCTGTCTGTGTAATTCCCATCATTTCAGCGCAATATTCCATTCGCCGTTTTTCTTCTGGTGTCAGTCGTACTGAGATAAGTTCAGTTCGTGCTTTCATAATTTCTCCGTTTTGTATATACAAATTTGTATATACATTATTTCCATTTGCTGTATGTCAGGGTTTCCTCCGACCAGTCTGGGTAATAATCCTGCAGGTACTGCCTAAACATCTGCAGCATTTCTTCCCGCCGGCCCTTGTTGCCGTTGTCCAGCATCTCATGATGGCTTTGGCAACCCAGAGCTCCATTCTGCGGGATCCCGAGACCTCCCCGGGATCGCGGTATGTAGTGCATGATGCTCTGCCGCTGCTGTCCGTACCAGGTGACATCTTCCATGTGATATCCCATGCGGCAAAAGATACACTGATACAGATCCCGCTCCTTAATGATCCGGCGGGATGTAGCATTAAACTCCCTCGCTCTCGCCTGTTTCGACATTTTCGCCATCCGGTCCGCCTCCTTTGCTGAGTTCTTCCAGTCTATCCAGATAGCCGGAGATATCAGACAGCTGCTGTCTGGCCGCAACGATCAGATCCATCTCGACATATCGTACCAGGTTCTCCACGCTGCCACGGATGGACTGACGATAAGCTGTGCGCTGGTCTCCTTTAGATGGGCAATATTGCGGAAAGTCGTTTTCAAGGTCTGTCTGTCCCGGTACCTGCTCTTCCGTATCCATGGTGTCGGTATTCTGTTTCTGTTCAGATTCCCCGGAGCATGAGTCAGTTACCTGTGTTTCCGGCTCTTCCGGTGCCGGATCCGGTGCGGCTCCCGGGATGGTCATCTGCTCCGGCTTCTTTTCCGGTTCCTTGGGCTTTTTCTTTTCGGTGTTTGCCTTGGTCACACGGGATTCCTTACGCTTTTCCGGTTTCTTCTCTTTCGGGGTCTCATCCGGTTGCACCGGTGCAACTTCCGGTTCTTCTACCACGGTCAGTTCCTCACCGTAGAGATCCTTATACCGCTCCTCAGGACTGTTGCCTCCATCTATGAGAGACCGGACTGCATCACAGATCTGATCCTCTGTGTATTTGCTCCGCTCCAGCGTTTTCAAATTTACGATGGTAGCTCCATCAGAATTAACAATGATCTGCGTGCGGCGCTCTCCCGGGATCCGGACGGTGTACACGGCATCGCCCTGCGGAATCAGGATATCCATGATCTCTGCATTGTTTTTGTTACCAAATGCAGTATGTAAAAAGCATACCCTCCATAATTTCCGAAAGAGATCTTCCTGTTCTTTTCCCAGCTGCCAGAGGTTCTTGTACAGCGGGGAGCCCTCCGGCGGGAGCATTGGCTTGTCCGTTACGGCTGCTGCCTCCGCCCGCTCGATCTCTACCTCAATATCCGTGACCTTGCTCTCTGCATCCACCTCGTCCTTTATGTCCTGAATCTCTGCCTTGGACAGCGTAGGCGGAAGCGCCTCGTTGATCTCGTCCGGGATCTGCAGCATCAAGGTAAGCTTTGCATATCCAAATCCCTTGTAGCTCGGGAGCAGATGATCAGAGTAGCCATCCTCCGAAAATCTGTCATTGATGCTGATAAAGCGGCTTACCTGCGTCTTATCTATGCCATACTCAGCCCTGGCAAAATCTGTCACAGTTGCATAGCCGCTCTCTGCCAGTACATTTGTGTCTCTGGCCACCTTGAGCAGATAGCCGATCTGTACAAAGTCCTCTGCCGTCCGAGTGAGGACTGCATCCAGCTCCTTCTTATATTCCTGATATGTTTTTGTGTATTCCATTAATTCCATCAGATCACCTCCATAAAGTCACTCTCCAGAGCATCCGCAAGCAGTGCCCCCTGCAGGCTCCCGTGTAATATTATCTTTTTCTCTTCCCGCAGTTTCTTATAACCTTCCCTGCGGGCCTTGTCGCTCTTCGCTGCCAGCTTCTTATCCTCTTCGGATAGATTTTTCTTCACCCACTGCTGCCACTCCTGCAGAAACGGCATTGCATCGTCCAGATCCTTATATGCCTCATTCAGTACGGACTTTTTCTGCCGGATGTTTCCTCCCGGCTCAATCTCCACCGTGTACCAGGGAGTATCCGGTTCTGCGCTGTGCCGGAGGAAGAGCAGATAGGTTTCTCTGATGTTGATCCTCTGGAAGTAAATATCACAGGTGTGGATGCAGTGTTTTAACACGATTCCCTCCCGGTAAATATCATCAATACTCCTGGGGGCTACGATGCAGTAAGTGCCGTTATCATACTCGTATTTTTCCAGTTCTCCGGATTCCATGAGGGCCTGCGCCCGCGGGAAATCTATTTTCTTTTTTGCAATTTCCTCGGAGGAATCCAGCATGGATATCTTGGCCACCAGTTCGTTATGTGCAATGGCAAGGTCTTTCGGTTTCAGCAGGAGTTCCCTGCTACAGTCCATCTTTAGTTTGGCCATCATGTTCACGTAGTCGTTCCAGTCTCTCCATACTGCCGTTTTTAATTCGCGGCCTCTTAACGATCTCAGCCCTGCCTGTTTGTTCAGGTAGTTACATATTTTTTCAATGGTCAGATATTTTCTGATTGTGGATCCTTCCAGTTCTTTCGGGCTGATGTCTGCTTCGGAAAGAGTCTTTATATCGCAGTCACGCAGTATCGTGTTCATCTCCTTTTCTTTCTGCAGCCAGATGAGCATTTCCATGTTGCCATCCATATTTTTCAGGCGTTTCATCCGGGAGTTATCTATTTTAAGTATCTTTGCAAGTCCGCCGGACGCTTTATTGTCCAGTATTCTGTCCAGCTCGCACCGGCTGTCGTTTACCATATCCTTTGCCAGTCTGTACAGGCCCGCCTTGTAAGCCATCTCGATGGCAGGATAACGATGTTCCTGGCTTAAAAAATACCTCAGACCTGCTGCCTTATACCCTTGTTTCACGGCAATCGGATATGCCGTTTTGTATTTTCTAAATATCTGACCAAAATTTTTTTGGTACATGGTCTCGTAGTGTTTTCCCACCCAGGCTTCAGGATCTGCTGCCCAACGCATTCCCCTCCTGCGATAATCCATGTAGATATATGTCCCCCATCCTTTTGCTGTGACAATGGTTCTCCTATACTCGCGGATGGTGTAAGTAGATTTATTAATGCTCAGGGCATCCTTATCGTCACATCTCCGCACTTCAAAGTCTCTCTGCACCAGTCCGTCCTTATATCTTTGGATGCAGGAAGCATCATGTGCACGTATCCAGATGCATTGTGTTTTCTTTGCCCGCGATATGTATGTGACCTTTTTCTTACAGACTGGGCATCTACTCTCTGTGTTGTGTGTCGGTTTTTCCGGCAGCTTTACCCTGCCGATGCACGACGTACAATATCCTTCCGTAGATTTCGACGAGGCATAATAAATATAATTGCTGCCGTCGAATGCGTTATGATGCCACCAGGTCTCGAATCCTTTGGGTGGATCCTTGATCGGCTGCATATCCTTATCCCACTGATCCGTCAGCTTCTTTATTTTTTTATCCTCATTCCGTTTTTTACAGCCTTCCTGCCACTCGCACATCCCCCAGAATCCTTTTTTTATTGTCCCCAGGATCTTCTGTATCTGGACGTTGCCTGGCGGATTCATGTATACATACTCATCCCAGTCTTTCTTGTACCAGCTGTAATCTTCCAGATTGTACCCATAGGCCTTTCGCCATTTGTAGGATCCGTCCTCCTGCCTCTCCCTTGTGATATACTCATCACCTTCATAGTTGACGAAGATATCCCACTTCGGTGTATACACTTTTTTACCGATATCTTCTCTTGTGCAAATGGATACTTTCAGGAATCCGCCCAGCTGCTGACATCTCGCCGCCAGATGGTACTTTTCCTCGTTTATTTTTCCATAGTAATTTCTCTTCGTCCCCGGCTCCTGTAATGCCCGGATCATGGCCGGAGTGGCATTCAGTGTCCTCAGCTTCTCCAGTTCACTTTTTCTCATTTACCCGCCTCCCTTTTGCGTCATAATACACATCCGGCAGGATCTTTATCCCGTCTACCTTAAAAGCACCGATTTCCACGATGTCCCCGTCGCCGTCGTCCCTGACAATGTAAAGGTTATCCCCTGCTTTTCCACGGGCTCTCGGATTTTTTCCCCGGACGATAACATTTCCATTTCTGTATGCCTCCCCGCTCTCCACCATTACGGCTGCTGCCAGTTCTGATTTCGGATGTTTTGACATCCACAACACTCCCAGACGATACAAGTCATCTATCGTAAGTTCTTTTACCAGCATAATCTCAGGTGCCGCAATCCTGCTGCCGTATCCGTCCTCGTCTATATTTCCCCGCAGTTCCACGGCAAAATATCTGTCATCCTCACCGGAATACCATCTCAATACTTCCAGAGGATTGTCTGTCGCATGGAAGCCGGTATCAGCACATCTCGCCTCCTGCTCGCTGTACCATTTCCCAGGTTCGTAATAGAACACTCCTTTTCCCATCGTACAGTTCAGGTCCTTATGGAATCCTTTATATGCACGCATTTCACACCTGCTTTCCCAGATAGTAGTCCAGTATGATCTTTTTTAAATCATCCCGGCCACACATACCTATAAAGGCGGCACTCTCAGGGAGTCTTGCTGCCTGTATGATCCGCTTGTCTACCTCTATACGGTTCTCGGATGACAGCTTCAGCCCGTCGGCCAGCACGTCCAACAGCTTCTTGTCCGGGTTAAATACAGCATTGGCCAGTGTATCTCTGTCTTCACCATCATGGTCCACCGGATAGTCTGTCAGCATCTGCACGATAAAGTCCTTCCAATCCTTTAATTGGCTTTCGAGATGCAGATCCTGTTCTTCCAGCTTCAGCTTGGCAATGGCGGCCATCGTCGCATTGCAGAGGCAGTCTTCCGGGTCGTCACTGTCCATGTAATCCTCTGCATCCTCTTTCTCCAGTCCGCTCTCCTCTGCCAGTTTTATCAGTTCTGACAAATCTCCTGCGTTCTTCAGTTCTGTTGCCTTATCGTTCAACTCTTTTATTGTCTTAAATTTCTCCATCTGATCTCCTTCTCCCGGTTGCACCGGTGCAATTTTGTCAAATTGTTATACTTTCCATGTTTTGTTGACCTCAACAAAATCGTCTCTAACATGAGTACTCTACTCATGCGGTCAGCTTTTCGGCACTTCTGCAAAAATGTCTTTTAATGCTCGTTTCAGAGGCAGATTAAACCTCATCCACTCGGCATATTCGTGCTTTTCGCTCTCTACCAGCAGGATGTGACCACCATCCTCGATCTGCTGTAAAACCATTTCCCACAGGATGGCATTCTTGACGTCGTTTCCCCTGGCACTCTTCCAGCCGTTCCGCCGCCACTTCTCCGGCCAGCCTTGGCTGATGGCTGCTGCCACGTTACTGCATTCCGTGTGGATCACCACCGTGCAGGCATAGTTGAGACGCTGCAGTGCATCCCGGATGGCATAGAGGACGGATGCGCTCTCCGTAGTGTCATCATACTCGGCAATCTGCGGGGCGGCCTCATAATCGCTACCGTTCTTTCTCTTCGTGCGCATAATGTACATTACCCGCCCGGATCCCTTTGCAGATCCCCGGAGAGTCGTGCCTATAAAGATATCCACTACTTTCAATTCATTTTCCAAAATCAACACCTCCTTACCCTGTTCGGCGGTTTCTTCCGCTCTTGCGTTTTAAGTCTGATCAACGTGTAACTCCGGTACAGGAATCCTGTCACCGGATTGATGCCTTCATGGATCCGGGCTATGTAATATCCCTTGGGCGGTTTGACCTCCGGCTTCCAGCGGATCAGCTTGTCCTCTTTTGGCTCCGGAAGCGGCATATTGCGGCTGGTATTGTAGGAGGACTCCGCAATTCTGGGCTTGCCCGGTGTGCCGTCCGCCTTGATCTCCGCTGTGTGCTCATCCTTGGTCAGGTAATTCGCCAGCTGCTCCATGTCATCCCCGTTAAATTTGCTGTTCCGGAGCTCCGCCACGTAGGTGCCACCCTTTGTCCATGCCTTGGTTACGATAGCCGCTGCATCTCCCTCCTGTGTCTGCTTGATCACAAGATGGATATGCCAGGCTCCCTTGGTACCGCGTTCGATGTTGCGGATCCAGTAGGGCGGTGCTCCTCTCAGCCGATAGATCTTTCTGACCTTTGCCATCGCCTTCTGGAAGTCCTTCAGTGCTCCTTCCATATCCGGTGGTCGGTTCTCCGTCGCATAGGTCCATGTGATAAACAGGTCGCCCTGGTCAAAGTACTGTATCAGTCTCCACCGGCACAGTCTCGCCTTATTCCTCCTGTTGATCAGCCTCACCTGTTCCTTGGTTGGCTTCTCCTTCTTCTGTCTGGTCTTACCCTTCCCCCCATAATTCCCATCATGGTACTCTTCTACATCCAGGACATCCCCATGCCTTAGCCTTATTTTCTTTCTCTTAACCATGTCTCTGTATCCTAACTTTAATATCTTAATCAAGTGCGCAAGGGCTTCCAAAAGCCCCATTTTTCTTGACTTTTTTAGTCCACAGAGTTACAATTATCTTGTCTATATAAGTAGCTCTGTGAGCTGGCCGGCATCGCCAAATGCCGGCTTTTTTATTGCTCCGAATATGCTGGAGGCACTATGTAACTGCTCTGTGACCAGTAATGTCTTTTCTGCGGGTTCTCGAGCAGATATTCCACGCCACGGATATCCTCGTCATACTTTGCCAGTGTCCGCTGGAAGTCTGCTCTTTCCCGCTGCAGTCGATCCAGGATGACACTCACCGCCTCATCCGTGACAGTAATGTAATGGATGCCGTTGTGCAGCTCTATGCGATGTGCGGACCGGTATTTCCTGAGGACATATGACATCACCTCGTCTGCCTCATGCGGGATCAGGATTCTAAGCGGTTGCGTCGGTGTCTGCTCCAGCATCTGTAATATTTCCTGTACTCTCTCTTCTCTCACCGGTTTTTCCTCCTCTCAGCTGCTCCAGTCTCTGCTCCAGATCCTGTACTCTCTGGCGGTATTCTTGCCATTTTTCCACCTGATCCTCGCAAAAAAGGCAAAAAATAAAAAGCATAGCCGCCAAGCCCATGACTATGGCGATCTGCTCTCTTACTTCTGTTGTCCCAAAAACATCCCTCAAAATCCACGCTCCGAGGAGTGATATCACAATATCTTTATACATCCTCATCCTCTCCCTCAATCAGCCGTCTTATCTCCTGCATCTCATTAAGTTTCATGTTGCATATGTCCTCTTCCATTTCCAGAAATTTGAGCAACATTTCCTTCTGTAACTGGTTGGTCGTAATTATCTGCACACCGCTAAATACATAAAGTTTAGCTGTGGGAGCTTCCCGCTTTACCTGCTCATATACACGCTGTGCCAGACTTGCATTGGCTGACTGCCAAAATTCTGCTCCATCTTTATTATTCATGACCTCTCTTACGTAATAACTTTCGTCTATGTTCATATTAGTCCTTTCCGATCACGCTCTCTGCGTGGTGCCCGGCGCCGAGCCGGACACCACTTGAACAGAAGATCCAAAGGATCGATCCTATGCCGCTATAGCAGTGACGACACAGGATACGGAGGTGTGGTGCTGTCAGATGACACCACGCACAGAACGTGATCTATTATGCTTGTCCATGCCCTCTACGTGATGCCCAGGTGGGGAAGTCTGGACACACACGCTAATTGTGTAAAAGGGGAGTGTGGTGTCGGGTAACACCACGTACAGGGCACGGATTGATAATTATTCCTCAGATATCAATGCTTTTTCCTGCTTGTCCGGGAGCAAATCTGTTACCTTAACTCCCAGTGCCACAGCCACCTTACCAATATATTTAGGCTTGGCATAATTTCCCCGGCGGATCGCATACACTATATTCTTTGGCACTCCGGCCTTTTCAGCCAGTTCTGCAGGCTCCAGCATATTCTCTGCCATTGCGATCAGTATCTTCTTGCTGTCTACCTGCAGCATCGTCTTATCCTTTGGTATTGGCATACATTCACTTCCCTTCTAACTCAAATATTGCCCATCGCAGCGCTGCCTTGGTATCCTCATCAATGTCATCCCGCTCCAGCAGAGCATATAATCTGTCGATTCTCTCCATTCCTGCTGTCTCCTTCCCTGCAAATTCTCTTGCTTCCTCCATCCTCTTTTTCTATAATTGATAGTGTCCAATTACCAATTCATAAAATTCAAAGGAGGAATTATTCATGCAACTAAACCCTAATTGTGTTAGAGATGTTCTGATTGCTACGGAAGCGAATACTGGTTACAAAATTTATTTTGAGTATCCTCAGGAACTAGATAAAGCACCCAGTCTCGCTAACTATTCCGATGAAGAAATTCGTTATCATATTCTGCAATGTGCAAAGGCTAATCTGATTGAGCTAAACTATCATGATTTAGATGGTAATCTCGGAATCAATGATTTGACCCCGAGCGGTCACGAATTTCTCGCCAATATCCGATCTGACACTGTATGGAACAATGTAAAAGCAGTAAGTTCTAAAATTGGTTCCACATCTCTCAGTGCTTTGACACAAATAGCCAGCGGAACAATAACCGCTTTAATCAAATATCAACTTGGAATATGAAAAAATTTCTTAGCAGCCTTTTCGCTATACTTGGATACCGTTTCTTCGTCCGGAACGATATTCATATCTTTGATGTATAGTGAAAGGGCATCCAATGTCATTTTCAAATGACAAATCACTATAAGTGATGCAATAAGACATATAACTAATACTATTGCCATTCCTGCTGCCTCCTTTAATGATTGAAATGTCACTTTTTGTGGAGTTTAAGAGTTAAAAAAAATTTCCTGTACGCTCTTGTTATAATACTTTGCCAGTGCAATTTTGATGTAATCTCTCGGAATTCTATCTCCACATTCGTACATCGATAATGCTGATACACTGATTCCAACAGCTTTTGCAACTTGTTCTTGCGTTTTTGATCCGCGTAGGTCTACCAACCTTTTCCCTATTTCTTTTGCGTTCACCCTATAGCCTCCTTTGTCACGTTTTGTGGAACACTTTGAATATATCACTCGTCACATTTTGTGTCAACCACTTTTTGTGGAATTTTGCTATTTATTTTTTCCACGTTGTGTGGTATTGTTATTTTACAAAGTTGAAAGGAGACATCTCATGGGTGATTTTCCAAATGTATTTAAATCATTACGAATAAAAAGCGGATTAACTCAACAACAAATGGCTGAAAAACTAGGCTTGTCAAGAAGTACAATCGGAATGTATGAAAACGGCGAACGTGAGCCCAGTTTTGAAACCTTAGAAGATATTGCTGATTTATTCAATGTCGACATGAATTACCTTATTGGAAAAAAGGAATCTACTGAAATTATTCCGGATAGCTATTATCTTAATCCAGAAGCACGTGACATGGCGCAGTTCCTCTTCGAGAATCCGGAATACAAGGTTCTCTTCGATGCTTCCCGGAAGGTGAAGCCGGAGGACATCCAGTTTGTAAAAGAGATGATCGACCGGATGAGCAACCAGAACGGATGACCATGGATCATACATATTCTGAGGAGGTGGCTGACATGGATATCCATTCGGTACTGGCAACGCTGCCATACAGCATCAAGGCCTATGTGGTGGCAAATCCCGATATGAGCTTTACCATCGTCCTGAACGATGCTCTGTCCTTTGAACAAAACCAAAAATCTTACCTACATGAGTATGCACATATCATTAATGGGGACTACGACAGGAAATGCTCCGTGGATATGATAGAGATCGGAGCTCACAAATAATGTTATCTACTTTGAGTTGTAATTGGCCGTGCTCGAGTTGATATAGTTGCACCGTTGCAATTTTCAAAAATAATAAAATAAAAAAACAGCCCCGGTGTTGGAGCACCGGAGCTGATCCGATCTTACCGGGAAAACCCGATAAAAATCATCCTGAACAAATGAATTTTATCATTTTCCTGGGCAGATTGCAATGCAAACATATGTCCGGGCATTTTTATGCCCATTTTAAGGAGGATGATACTATGGCAAAGCGTATGCGGAACCCAAACGGTTACGGAAGCATTACAAAGCTTTCCGGGAACCGCAGGAACCCGTACATGGTCAAAGTGAATACTCATATGGATGAACGGTACTATCCGGTGTATGATATCCTTGGTTACTACCCTACCTGGGCAGATGCATCCATTGCGCTTGCCAAATACAATGATGATCCTTATGACGTTTCTGCAGCACGTATGACTTTTGCTCAGTTATATAAATACTATTATGATGACAAGTACGTTTATGCCACAAAAAAGCTATCCAAGAGTTCTATGTACTGCACGCAGATGGCATACCGGTACTGCGCCCCATTGCATAACCAAGTATATTCTTCTCTCCGAACAATACACTTCCAGCGAATTCTGGATACCGGCAAAGACAAAGACGGAAAACCTTTTAGCCATTCTGTTCAAGAACATATCCTCAACTTGATGCGGCAGATGGATACCTATGGTATTGGAAACGGTATTATTAAAAGCGGGTATGCAACATATGCCAAGATCAAAATCGATGACGATGATGAACAGGGCGTGCCCTTTACGGATGAAGAATTGCGACTGCTCTGGTCCCATAAGGACGTTCCTTTTGTTGATACCATCCTCATTTACTGTTACTCTGGATGGCGTATCAATGAGCTGGGACTAATGCCATTAAAAAACATTGATCTCGAAAACTGGACCTTTACTGGTGGTCTGAAAACTAGATGCAGTAAAAACCGCTGTGTTCCGATTCATTCGGCTATACAGAACATGGTTCGTAACCGTTATCATCCTGAGTTTAAAAGTTTGATCTACCATAATGGGCAAAAAAACATCTCAGAAAGTGATTATCGAGATGAATTCAACCGTGCTCTGCTTGCCTGCGGCATCACCGAACCACACACCCCGCATGACTGCCGGCACACCTTTAACGAGCTACTTCGGAAAGCAAAAGCCGATGAAACATGTAAATATAAAATGATGGGACATGCCGGGCGCGACATTAACCAAAAGGTATACACACATCTCAACGTTGATGACTTAAGACCAGAAATAGAGAAAATTCATATCCCCGCAGTGTAACCTGTGGGGATATTCTTGTGTTACTAGTGTGTTACTAGTTGTTCATAAATGTAGTGATTTTAATATTTTTCACTTTTTTACATTTGGCTTAAATACGGGTTT